GCATTAGAAATAGGCTTTGTGGATAGCATAGTAAATGCAAGCATCGCAGCAAGAACACCATTACCAATTAAGGCACAAATAAACTTAGATATGCAAAAAGAATTTACAGCAGAACAAAAGACATGGTTAGAAGCAAAGCTATCTACCATTGAGAACGGCTTTAAGAGCCTATTCAAAGCCAAGTTTAAGAACATGGTAGTAAAACTTCAAGATGGAAACGAAGTATTTGTTGATACCGAAGATGGCGACCTTATGGGCAAAAAGGTTTTCCTAATGGATAACGGCAACATGACCGAAACTCCTGCACCAGATGGCGAACACGTTACCGAAGATGGCAGAACTATCGTTGTTGCAGGCGGTGTAGTAACCGAAGTTAAAGAAGCCGAAGATGTTGAAGCAATGAAAAAGGACTTAGAAGAAACTAAGGCTGCAAACGCTGAATTACAAAACCAAGTAACCGAAGTTACAAATCAGTTAAACGAGGTTAAGGCAAACTTTGAAAACTCATTAAACGAGTTCAGAACTTTCAAGGCATCTATTTTGAATGGCGAGATTGAGAAATCACAAGACTTTCCAAAAGGTGCAACACCTAAAACAGAATTATCATTAGTGGAAAAAGCATTATTAATCAGAAAACAAAACAAACAATAAACATGGCAAACGTAATCACCTCAGTAGCGGTTCAGGCTAAACCCGAATTTGAATTATTCTTAAAGCCTCTTTTAGACGACCCTAAAATTAACCAGTTGCCGTTCGACTTAATAGTTGGAAAGTATCAAGGTCAAGAGTTATATTTTAACACACAACTTGATAAAATCACAACTAAGAAAGTTACTTGCGGTTGGAACTTTAGCGGTTCGGCATCATTCACAAAAAAGACTATCACTCCAGTAGAAGTACAAGCAAGCGTTGAAGCCTGCTATGATGTTTTGAAAGAAACAATCTTTGCAAACGGTATGGCTGATGGTTGGAAGCGTGGCGAATTATCACCAGAGATTTTAAACTTCCTATCTGAGCAACGTGCCTATGCGTTCAATCGTGATATGTTGTCTTTCCTTTACTTAGGTGATACATTGAGCGCAACTCCTTACTATACCGTTTTAGATGGTATCTATAAGAAGTTGAAAGCAGGTGCTAACGCTGTTGATGGAACTGTAGATGCAGGTGCTGTAACAGCAACTGACTTAAACGCTACCAATTTCTTAGCAACAATGAGAGCAATCTATAACTCACAATCACGTTTTTTAAAGCAAATTGCTAATGAAGGCAAAGTGTGGTTAGTAACACAAGAAGTTTATGATGCTTACATTAACTACTTGTATTCTTCTACTCAAACCAATGCAGGTATCATTCAAAGAGAAAGCATTGTAGATGGTTTATCAGCAAACTCATTGTTTGGTATTCCAATCGTGGTTGCTAAAATCGTTGATGAAAGACTTGAAGCGGACTTTACAGATAGTTCAGGTGTAATCAACCCTTACAGAATTATCTTAACTACAGGTTCAAACCACAAAATCTTATTAGATGCTAACGGCTTTATGGAAGAATTAGCATGGTATGAGAAGAAAGACGATACCTACTACTTAGCAGGTTCTGCTTTATTAGCATACGAATATGGTTACGGTGAATTGAACGTAATAGCTGGGTTCTAATTAAATAACAAGGGCGGTGAAATATCCGCCCACAAATTTTATAAATATGTCAAATTGCGTAGAAATATTACAGGGCATAGACCCGAATTGCGATGCGCTCAATAAGCGTGGCGGCATAAACAAGCGTGTTTGGATAGGTCAGTTGTCACAGCTAACAGGCTATACTACAGATGGCAATGGATATATCAATACCGTTACATTAGCCACTATTGCAAGCGTACAACAAACATTAAAGAAGTTTATCGGTAAGAAGTTTAAACACGCTGCAACCTTTGAAGGTGTAGTAGGTGAGAATGTCAACACCATTAACCAATCATTAGCCTTGTCGCTTTATTATTCAACTCCTGCTGAAAGAGCAGCCATTGAAGCACTATTTAATGCTGACGATGTATTTGCTTTTGTGGAGGGTAATTATGGCGGTATCGAGGTGTATGGCATAGAATTAGGATTGAATGGTTCTGCCTTAACAGGTGGCTTGCAAACATTGCTAAACGATAATACAGCAGTTATTGTAACGTTATCGGGCGAACAAGAAAGCCTACCGTTACAGTTTAAGACAGGTACATTGGCACAAGATATAGCCTACTTAGATGGTATTAGTGCATAGTTAAGAAAATTGTTTAAATTTGAAGCACAATCGAAAAACGGTTGTGCTTTTTTTATGTCTAATAAAGAACGAGCCGAAGCAGCGCATAACATAGTTGGTGATATACCGATGTTGTCTTTGAAATTTGCACAACTTAATAATGCTTACTATGCTATTTATGGCGAATATCTAAAGCGTTCATGTCTTAATTCAATAAGAAATGCCTACCAAAAAATACACGAATTTATAAAAGCGCATAAATGACAATATTTACAATAACCTACAATGAACAATTAATGTTGCCTTACTTTGTGGCACATTACCGAAAACGATTTCCAAACTGCAAAATAGTAGTTTATGACAACGAGAGTACAGATAAAACAGTAGAAATTGCTGAAAGTTTAGGTTGCAAAATATTAACATATAAAACAGATAACAGACTAAATGATTTAGTTTATTTAGAGATTAAAAACAACTGCTGGAAAAATGAATTAGATTGGGTTATTATTGCCGATTGTGATGAGTTAGTAGATATAAGCGAAAACGATTTAATTAATGAGAAAGCAACTATAATAAGGTTTGAAGCCTATAACATGGTAAACCTTAGAAATGATTTAAACATTGAAGGCATTACTCATGGCGTTCGTGCTGAAAGTTATGATAAGGCATATTGTTTTAATGCTTCAAAGATTGATGAAATATGTTACGGTGCGGGGTGTCATTGGTGCGAGCCGAAAGGCTTAGTAGAGTATTCTGAAAATATTTACAAAGCATACCACTATAAATACATTAATATTGATTACATGATTAACCGCCACGCTATATTTGCAAGTAGGCTAAGTGATGAAAATATAAGGCGTGGATATGGCGCACATTATATGTATGGCGAACAACAGATTATTGAAGAATTTCAAACAGCACGTAAAAACTCAATTAAAATAAGATGAACGGAATTTGGAATGCAGAATTTGCACAACACCACCAAAGCAGCGAGAAGTTAGCCAAGTGGTTAAGTAATTATTTACCGACAGAAGATTATGTAATAGATTTCGGTTGTGGCACAGGGTACTACATGGGTTACTTAGAAAAAAATGATTTTGAAACAACAGGCGTTGATGGATTTGCTATTGATAACCCGCTATGCAGTAATTTTATCGTTCACGATTTAACAAAGCCTATTGAATTACCAATAGAAGGTAGTGTAATTAGTTTAGAAGTTGGTGAGCATTTGCCAAAAGAAGCGCAAGAAACATTTATAAATACTTTAGTAAGCCATTGTGCAGAACATTTAATATTAAGTTGGGCTGAAATAGGACAGCCTGGAATAGGACATATTAATTGCCGTAGTCAAGAAGATGTAATTAATGACATTGTAAATCGTGGGTTTGAGTATTTGCCAAATGAAACACAAGATGCAAGAAACAATATTGACGATAATTGCGATTGGTTTAGAAGAACGCTATTAATATTTAGACGATGCACCCACTAACAATAATAGTAACCTCATGCGATAGGTTTGATTTATTAGAACGGACTTTAGATAGCTTCTTTGCACTCAATACCTATCCTTATGTTGTATTTCATGTTAATAATGATAGTTTAAATGAAGTGCCTTTATGCCTTAAATTAAAGTATTCAGATAAGGGTATAACGTGGCACGAAGGCGTAAAACGTGGGTTGAGTAAAAGTTGGGATTATTTAATTGATTTAGTAGAAACGGAATATTTTTTAAACATTGAAGATGATTGGGAGTTTAGCGGTAACGCTAATTTTATAAACGAAAGTATTGAAGTATTAGGCTTAGGCTATGAACAAGTATGGATAAGAGATGAAAAAGACCATAAGCACAAACTATCTATACTAACCAACACGACCGAAAATCAAACCAAATACAAAAGAGTACAAAAGGTAACGGATTGGTGCGGATTTACATTTAACCCATCGGTAAGAAAATTAAGTGATTGGTTTAGGATGTTTCCTTATGGCGTTGCAGGCATGGACGAAATAGATATTAGCCGAATGGTTTACAATAATTATCAGGCAGCTTCATTAGTTAATTCAGCGTGTAAACACATTGGCTGGAATAGGCACTCAAAACACTTTATAATATGAGATTTAAAATATTTGCACCCCGCCAAATGATGTTTGCCAGTATTATTTTAAATCATACACTAAATAAATTAGGCTACAAATCTGAATTAGTAGATAAAATAGACCCGACAGACGATGCTCATATTTGGATAATTTACAACGCTTCTTTAGCATGGGCAGTGCCAAAATATTATATCTGTTACCAAACCGAACAAATCGGAACGCATTGGTTTAATGAAAGATACTATCAAAGACTTGCAGAATGTTTGGCAGTTTGGGAGTACAACGAAAAAAACTTAGAATGCTACCAACATTTAAACAATAATATTTCTATTGTTAGACCTGGAGTTGCATTACAACCGAAAGTAAAAAAAGATATTGATTTATTATTTTATGGTGCGATGTCAGACAGGCGAAAAAGGGCATTGAAACAGTTTAGTAACTGCATGGTTGTTGAAAATAATTTAGGGCAATCAATGCAGGAGTTATTGGCACGAACTAAAGTAGTTGTAAACATTCACTATTATAATAATTCACCACTTGAATTTTTTAGAATAAACGAATGCTTAAGCAATCACTGTAATGTAGTAAGTGAGCATTCAAGTTATGGTGATGAACTTTACAAGGGCATAGTTAAGTTTGGTAATATAAACGAATTGAACTCCTTAACGCAAAACTTTGATGATGTGAGTTATGATTTATCAAAATTCGATAACTTTGAAGAAATAAAAACAGCAGTAGAAAAATTACAACCTATTAAATTAAATAAACATAAATTTGTAAATAAAAAAATAGTTATGAAAATCACATTAGATAAAAAGTTTTACGGTCAAACGGCAGTATTTCATGGCTTGAATATTAAGTTAGATGCAAACACTCCGCAAGCACATTTAGAAGTATTAGCCGATAAGATGCCACACTTAGTTAGTGTTGATTACGATGTTGAAGTAAAAAAAAAGCACGAACCTTTGAACGTACCTATCCAAGAGCCTACTACATCAACCTTGACCGAGCAACCGAAAGGCGAAACAATTTCGAGCGAAGCATTGCCAAAACAGCAATCAAAGCCGAGAGGTCGCAAGCCAAAGATGGCAAAGTAATACAAGGTAATGAGTTTCTAAATTCTTACGAATTAGGTTGTGTACTTTCGCATATCGAAGTAATTGAAAAAGCCAAAGCGCAAAGTTTGCCATACGTTCTAATATTTGAAGACGATGTTTTGTTTCCTTTAAATTTCGATTACGAATTTCAGCAATGCCTAAATGAATTGCCTGAAGATTGGGATTTATTCTATTTATCAGGAACGCCAAAAACAACGCCACAGCCTATAAGCGAACACGTTTGCAAAGGCGGGGGAATGTGGGGAACGTTCGGATATATGGTTAGTGAAACCGTTTATGATTTTATCTTAATGGAGTTTAAAAGACAGCGATTAACAGCCGATAACGCACTGATAAAAATTGCAGGTCTTATGAATGTGTATATTGCAAAAAATAAACTAATTTCACACGCAGCAGGATATTCGTATATTGCTCAAAAAGAAAGAAACGTACAATGGCTGATATAAAAGGAAAAGTATATAAATTCTTCAATAGAATAGTTGAAGTAATTGATGATAAAAGCCGTAAAGATTGGATATTTTACGGCTATGATAACTTGTTTCCAAACAAATTACTTCGCTATATTAACGAAAGCGGAACAGCTAAAATGTGTGCAGATAAGGTAGCCGAATATATTGAAGCCGATGGGTTTGTAAGTGCTATTACTACTGCATATAGATTTAATAAAGAGCAAAAAGGCGATGACTTCTTAACAGATATTTCACAACAAGTTGCCATCTTTGGTGGCTTTGCTTTACTAATTAAAAGAAATTCATTTAACGAAGTAAAACAAGCGGAAGTATTAAGTTTAGATAAGATAAGAAAAGACAAAAACGACCCTAAATTATTATGGTATAATAAGAACGTAGGTAATACACAATATCAAGAAAAAGAATGGAAACAATATCCAGCCTATAATCCTAATGCTTCTAACATATTTACTGAATACCCACAGGGCGAAATAGCGTATTTCTACAAAAAGTCAGCAGACAATCCACACTATCCAATACCAAGCTATTATGCAGGTATTGAAGATGTGATAAGTAGTGCCGAAATATCTAAAATGGATCTAGAATTGGCATTGAATGGATTTATGCCGAGTTC